AGTTTCATCAAAATCAATTGATCTCATGTCATTGATTTTAATTTTACCAGCTAACTTCGGTAACTCTGAAGTATCTAAATCTTCAGGTTCTTTATCTTTTTCAACATGCTGCCAAAAGCTATGTTCAATACCATAAAGTTTATTCATGTAATCTTTATCAGCATCTACTTTGCACCATTCATGTCTATTGTTACCAAAGATAATAGATAAATATATATACTTACATCCACTAACCATTGTGTAATGTTGAAGTTGTGGCATGTATGTAGAGATACAATTATCTAAAGTGTTGTTGGAATTAGTATGCTTATATTCAATAGGCACATCTTCTTCCATGATTACCCCATCATATGTTGCTGTCATAAATTGATGAACATTTTTAAGACTAGCATTTTCATCATTAACAGGATGCAAACCAGTAGCTAGTGTGAAGAATTTATTATTGACATCTTCAGTAGCTAAACCAATTTGCACTGGTAAGTTCTCTGACAAATCTTCAGGTTCTTTCCTACCAGTTTTTTCTAGCCATAGTGAATGCCAATCTCCTCTCATGATTCTATTAGCATCACTACCACCAAGGCTCTTTCTACGATCTTTCATAGTTTATTTCTCCTTTGTTCTTTTGTTATACTCGTTTTGTTCCATTACTTCAAGCGTATAAATATCCTTTGTAATACGCTGCAACCAACCCTTATGATATTCATAATTAGTTTCCATCCTATCTACAAACTCTACTGGCAGGGGAAGTCTTGGATATTTGAATGTACGAATAATATCATTCATACAATCTTTTAAGAAAGCAGCAGGATAACTTCCGAGTATAGAGAAGTATTGCTGCAATCCTAATTCGTTTGGCACTTGTATTGAAAATGTACTTGCAATAGTTTCAATACAAACTGCAATTTCTTTTTTGTTTGCATGGCGTAAAGCTGCTGCCATCTTCTTGATCTTGATTATTATTGGATCAATATTTATTTTTTGTTTTGGGTATTGAGAGGATTTTATTATCTGTCTTATCTCCCATACTTGCAACATCATAGATTCGTCTGCGTCTTTCTTGAATAGACTTGGAATCATATGGATTGTTGAATGCTTTAGCTTGTCCTCTATTGTTTGCAAACTTGATTGATCTTCTAATCCAGTTTCTAAAATGAGCATCCCAGTCTGCTGCAACTGTTCCATTCGCTTTGTAATAATCAATGAATTGTTCTTTTTCATATTCTATATCTACCTCACTTCCATAGTTTGTAATGATATGTTCTAGGTTTTCTTCTGATAGTTCCCATGTATCTACAGGTAACTTGTATTGATGGACTACGACTTGGCATTCCAATGCATTACACCAATTGAAAAAGTTTTCTGCATTTGGAATTTTTTTGCGACTCTCCCATGAATGTATGAGAGAGTCTGCAACACCTATCTTGTACGCTAGTTCATCAGTTTTTATTCGTAAAGCTATCCTACGATACTTTAGCTGCTGAATGACTTTCTTGTACAACATAGCTACTCCAATCAATATTATCTGCATGACTACCACGCTTTCTAAAAAAGTTTTCATATTGCTTATGTTCTGCCATAAACAATCTTGAATAGAATGGTTTGTAGTCATTGTTTATTTTATAATCTTTATCAGTAGTCATGACATCAGTTTCCCAACGAATACGATTGACAATCATTTCTGATGAAAGATTTTTATGTCCACGATTTATAGCTTGGAAAGTAAATCGCTTAAACATTTCATAAACTTCAGGATTCTTTTCATGAAAACATTTAAACTCATTTACTAAATCTTTAAATGTATCATTCATTTTTTCTTACTCCTTTTAGTTTCTGATGGATATACTATCTTTGCATCTGCAAATTCAGAAATCCATGCTTTATGTTCTTTCCATGTTTTGTGAACAAACTTTTTAGGTTGTGGTTTATTTTTCTTTTTCTGCATTTTTCCTCGCAATCCAATAAGCAGCATCCATTCTCATTGTAGGATGCTCACTTATTTCTTTTACTGAAACTACACCTGTTCCTACTGCAGTAGTAAGATCACTATTCATCCAGTATTGTATTTGCTTTGCATAATCTACACCAAAAAATTTACATACTTTGAATAGATTGTATGCACTTATGTTGTTCACTCCATGCTCATACTTTTGTATTTGCTGAAATGTAATCCCAAGATAGTTTGCAAGTTTAGTTTGTGTAACTCGCACTTTTCTTGATTCTCTCATGAACCTGATCCATTTACCAATGTTCACATAGAATTGTTTGTTATCAATCATGATGCCTCCCTTTTTCTTTTGTTTTCATGTATGATTGCTTCAGGCACTTCTATTTTATGATGCCCATTATCACTATTATCTCCATCATTTTCATCTTTTCCAAGATAAACAGATGAAGTAAAATAGTTTTTATTTTTAGGCAAAGTGTGAGTATCAAAAGATTCCCACGCAATATTGACACCCCAAGATGAATCAAACTCTGATTGATCTGCTAGGAATCTAATAAATTGCATCATCAAGTTATCTACATCCATTCGTGATATAGGACAACTTGCATTGTTTCGCCTATCATTTGCAAGTAATAGATTATGATTTTTAATCCATTCTTTTGCTAGTTTAGGAAACCACTCTCCACCCCAATGATGAAATAATACTACTGATTTATCAGTATGTGGTTTGTCGTCTTTGTTCCAGCCCTTTACTTCTTGTACGAACTGGATGCTTACTCTGTCACCCATTATGCTACCTCCTTGATTGCATTTGTTTGTGGTTGTAAATCTCTGCAATACATATATCCTCTTTTAGCTAGTGAGGATGCTTTCCATATTGCAGATTCATTTTCTTCTAAACATTTAATCCAACTATTAAGATACATAGCATGATCTTCTCTTGGATTAGAAGTAATGTTTAGATGAGATGCTAGAAAACATGATCCTAATTCTGCAACTAATTCTTCAAATGCATAATCAGAACTACCAAATGTTGTAGATAGTTTTCTGTTACATCTCTTTTCATTACCTGTCCAATGAATCAACTCATGAAACATTGTACAATAGTAATTCTCTGTTGCTGTACTATGTTCTGTATCAGCAAAAGTATCTTTGGTTGGCATCATGATATAATCTCTACTTGGAATATAACATGCTTTACCACCATCTTTGATAACAGCTCCAGTATTGCTGACAAAAGTTTCAGCAGCTTGAATATCATTGACAAGATTTGGTTTTTTATCAAAGCCATCAAACTTTTCTACTGGCCCATCAACTTGTTCAATATTGAAAACATCAAATGTCCTCAATAGTTTGAAAGTCTTTTCAACTTCTTCAACTTCTTTTTTGTATGTTTTATAGAATAGAAGTTTGGTTGATTTACTTCCTTTTTTTACTTGGCATCCATGCTGCAGCCATTGACGATAAGTACCATATACTTTTCTTTTGTGCTGCTGAAATGATAGCCAAATAAAATTCATACCTGAATACTCATGACCATTTACAGATATGAAGTTTTGATTTGCAAAAGGTTTTGTCCATTGAGAACCATGTTTCTTCATGAGATCAATAACCTTTTCTGTTAATGCATTGACTACTTCTTTTGCTCTGCCTTGCATTAGACCTCCATTTCTTTTGTAAGTTTTAAAGGTTTTGTATGTATTGGTAATACTGAATGAGTATGTTCCAATTCAAGAAACCTATTTTCTAAATACACTTTAGCTTTTTCTATTGCTTCTGCTTTATCTTTAGCATCTACAATTTCTGAAAAACCTTGTGCTTGTATTTGAAAATTAACTAGATATTTCATAATACCTCCAGTTGTTTGTTGATTGAATCAATATTTTCATTTGCTTTTAACCAAGCATCTTTCCAATATTGATATTCATCTTGGGAATACATCATTGTTTTTTTATGATGTTTAAGCAGCAAGAATATTGATGCTCTTACATTTTCCCAATGAATTTTTTGTGCATTCAAACCATCTATTGCATTCATTTTATCCCTTTCTTGTTGTTGTTTATGTTGTTCCCATTCAGGCCAAGCTAATGATGACTTTACTTTACCCATGATTTTTCCTTGCAAGTACATCGGCTTTTTTACATGGATAACCACTCCACGACTGGACAATATTAAGTTCCTCCAATTCTTTATGGTCAATGATCGGAACACCAATGTACTCTATCTTTTTAGCTAAAAGAATTTTGTTCATGTTCTACCTGTTTAATTCTGCTAATGATTGCATCTCTAATCTTGCTATCAATGGTTTTGTTTTCTGTCATGATTGCAAGACATTTACGCAATTGTGCAGCAGATTTTTCATTATTGATTTTGTTAATGAATGCTGCATCTAATTGCTTTTGTGCAGTAATTAAGTAGTCAATTTCTTTGTCCATGTTTCCAACCTTTCTCTTGATGTTTGGCAAGTTAATTCTAACTCACCTATCAATTGTGAAGATTTATGGCTAACGATAACGCCATATCTTTTAGCAACTTGCTCTCTAATTTTTTTAAGAGAGTAATCTTTTGCTTTTCCTTTGTATAAAATCATAACGATTCCTTTCCCTTTTAAGTTTAAAGTTATCAGTTTGTTCTATTGATGTCAATAGTGAGATACATAGTTAAGGTTGCAATACCAACGATCCCAAGACTTGCGTGCTTATATGGGTTAATCATGACCTAGTCTGTCGTCTATGTATCTCATTATTAACAATCCTACTTGGGAATAAATCCCAAGCAGGATTAATCTTTGAATTAAACTAGGCGTTAGCAACTAGTTTCAAAGCCTCTTTGTATGCTGCAGTTTGCTTCTTTGCATTAGCAACATTGATCGGTTTTGGAACATAAGGCGTATAAGCTACACCAAACTTCTGATAGAAGTATTGCATAGCTTCTTGCTTATGTTCTTCAATCAAAACCATTTGCTGATCAATCTTCTCAACAAACGCTTGTAACTGCGTAAGTTTGGTATCTTGGATTTCATCTCCAGTCCAAACTTCATCTGATACAAGGTATCTGATTTGAGATGCAGGGCCTGATCTAGCTTTCAAAGCTGACTTCATAGCTGCTTCTCTACCTCTTATGAAACTCCCTACCACTGCTTTTGCAGGTGTATAAGAGTCAAGGTTTGTATTAGGCACAGACATATCTTCGTAGTAGCTTACCATGATGTCTAGTGCATCCTTTATTGTGTTACCTTTTTTCATATATTTACTCCTTTGTTTATTATGTTTAACACGCCAACATGAACAACAATCATGGAGGAGTCTTAAACACCGAGGTGTACTTGCCCACCGAGGGGAACAGCTAATTTGTTTCGCGAGGAATCTGCGCAGCAGAGGGGAAATTAGTTGTTGTTTAAGAAGCTCCTTTGATTGTATGTTGGGCGTAGTTAAACTTAAACAAAGGGAGTAATTGTAAAAAGGTAGATACAGATGTACGACATCCGGTAACTACCATATGTTGTGTCTGTGCTGGTGGCTTGACACAAACCTGACTCTCCTCTATACTCCCTGTAAGGTATTAACAGATAGGAGTTTCATGAGTAAGGTAGTTTCAGCACCTTTGAATGCTTTGAGTCAGAGTAGGAATCCCAAGCAAATAACTGGCAAAGCCAAGTTACTTGTAGATACGCTTGTATCTCGTGGATGTTCTATTACAGAAGCATCAAAACTCGCTGGTTACAAGGGTAATTCAGCTAGAGTAAGTGCCAGTAAGATGCTACGAAAACCTGAAGTGCAGCAGTACATGGCACAAGAGATACAGCGTTCTCTTGGGATTCACTCTGCCAAAGCATCCTCACGACTACTACAACTTTGTCAGGGGGCTAAATCAGAGTATGTCCAGCTAGAAGCAGCAAAGGACATACTTGATCGCAGTGGTTTCAAAGCCCCTGACAAACACCAACACCTTGTTGGTGGTGATTTCAAGATAAATATAGACTTATCCTAGAAATCACAGGTTGTAGTGTCGTGAGTGTTACCCCACCCCCAAAAAACTACGACACGCTACAGCTAGTGGTGTTCCCCACACAATAATGTTCTTTAAGGTTCGTTCAATTTGTGCTAGATAACTAACATGGCTTACAAAACACCAGCATGGATGAGAAAGGCAGGGAAGAATCCGAAAGGTGGACTCAATGCTAAAGGTCGTGCATCTTATAAAGGTGGTACACTAAAAGCACCTGTTAAGAGTGGCGACAATCCTCGTAGAGCATCTTTCCTTGCTAGAATGGGGAACATGCGTGGCCCAGAGTACAAGAATGGAAAGCCGACTAGACTTCTTTTAAGTTTGAGAGCATGGGGTGCATCTTCAAAAGCAGATGCTAGAAAGAAAGCTAGAAACATATCAATGCG